CGGGATATTCCGGAACGGCCACTTTGACCGTATTATTCGGTGAAAATATGTCCGGGTAAATACGATAGGGAAAGGTATACGGGTTTTCGCCACGCACATAAGAAATATATCCAGTTAATTTCCTCTGTAAAAGTTCTCTACCACCTTCTCCATGTTTACCTACTTTCTTAAACTCGCCGTTTTTATCAAAGACGTCCGATTCGCGAATGACACCGCGTTTATCCACGCTATTCATTAAATTGGTGAGCCATATGATTTCTTTATAGGAATTAAACATGGGCGTGGCGGATAACAAAAGGAGGCGTATATTATCGGCATAATGGACGACTTCTAGGAGTAAAGACGCGGTTTTTACCTTTTCATTATCTGATGACGTAGGAATATTATGCACCTCGTCAATGATAATGAGACGATTACTGAAATAGGTCTTTATTTTCTTGATGCGAATACGCTTACGCTCTTCAGGAGTTGCCGCTGCGTTTTCGTCGACGTGGATTTTGTATTTGATATAATTAGCGAGGCCGATATATCCGATGAAACTATAGTAGTTTTTAATGATGCCGTTGACTTGACTGATAATACGCTCCTTTGTTAATCCGGGGATATTTGTCGGATTGATTTCTTTTAATAGCGAATTCCCAATACAAGTATTTAATGTCCATAGGTTGTCCTTGTTTTTTAACTTACGTTCATCGAAGAGTTGGAGTTGGAAGTTTTGCTGGACGTTGGGTTTTGCGACTATTAAAATCGTTCCGTCATATTCGCTATATTTCCTTCCTTCACCTTGACCCCATTGCCCTTGGATTCCTTGCCCTTGGACAACTTTATCCTTCGCTTGTCCTATCTGTTTCATATACGCCCTCATCTCTTCTGCTACTCCTATCGCGCTGCATGTTTTACCTGTTCCGAGGCCATGGTATAATAATAATGCGTTATATGGGGTTTGAAAAGAGAGAAAGTTTTTTACAAATAACTGGTGTGGCATCAATTCAAAATCGGATTTGCATAATAAGTCGGCTTGTTGTTCTATATTTTTAATATTTCCATCGTATTTCGTATCATTGAATTCCTTTTTCTTGGCGATTTTAATATTGAAATTCGGGTCATTAAGATGAGGGTATAAGAAATCATATTCCGACCGCTCGTCTTGCTGTAGATATTCGATGCGCTCTTTTTCCAATAGAAATTCGTTGGTATTACGTTTCTGTTCGTAGGCCTTTTCTACGGAGTCGATTCCGTCCTTGACTTCCTCAGCTTCGATTTCGGCCTCGATTTCGAGTTCATCTCCTTGGTCCTCGACTTCGACTTCATCTTCATCTTCGAAAGCATGCGCAGGTTCGTCTCGAATTTGAACGAGAGTAGGCAGCTCGTCATTGACTTCTTTCTCGGGATGAGGTGTAGGTATAGGCAGCTCGTCATCGACTTCTTTCTCGGGATGAGGTGTAGGTATAGGCTCGGCTTCAGGACTAGACGTAACCTCCTTTTCTCGAATCTGTATTTTACGTTTTTTCGACGCGATGGCCTTTTTCGGTATGATAAGAGCAACTACAGGGTTTTCTTCATTTGACCTCGGTTTACCATGCTGTTCCACTATATTGTTTTCACGTATCACCAATTTCCTTGTTTTCCGTTGTTTTTTTAACTTGTCTTCCAAGTTACGCTTATTTCTATCCTCAACCTTTTCGCACTCTTTAGTTTTATTATTTCGACGACTTCCATCCGGACAGCGAGGGAAGGCGTCTTTGACTATAGGTTGAATCGGAGAAGAAATAGTAGGTGACTTCTTGGATAGGTCAAGAGGACGAAACGAGAGTAGGTCGTCTATCCATTCTTCGCCCACGTTTTTGCCCACATCGGCTTTCGGTTCGCATTTCTTTTTTATACAATTCAGACCAGTATCGCAATATCTATTCTTTTTTCGCGTAGTGTCAAACTGAGGACATTCTTCTCCTTGTTTCAGTCTATACTCTTTTTTTTTCGTTTTATTTTGTTCCATTTGTTGTTCCAGTGGGTTACTAAACTCTATGCGCGTGTATATAGTTTAGTTATATTTTCATTTGGTCCTAGGAGGCGCGGACATCGACTAGAAAATATCATATTTCGTCAATGTGTTATGTATATTCGTAATCAGATGTATTTTTTCTAAATTATAAGAACGTATGGACGATACACAGTCTTCAATATTTTTCCACTCCATTTTACTTACCTCTGTAGGTTCATATGCGACAACTTTCTCCGTATCGGAATAATCCATAAAACAGACAAAATATTTATGCTTATATGATTTATAGTTCGACCCCGTAAATATTTCTTCATACGGGATTATGTTTACAATATTCCGAAGAAACCTAGCAGAATAACCCGTTTCTTCTTGGAATTCGCGCAATGCACAATCATAGTCTTTCTCCTGATAATTTCTACGACCTTTGGGAAAACCCCATTCGGGTTCTACCCATGTTTCATACATGTTACTCTCCTCGACCATCGACGCCATAGTATAGACTTCATGTTTCATTCGAATACCGTCCCGCAGAGAAGCCAATTTATCGCGCGATATATATTCTTCCGACTTATACTGACTCGATAACGCTTCCGACCCCCATAATCCTATCCAAAGCTCATGAAATTCCATGGATACTAACCTTTCTTTTTCCCGGTCGGTCATTTGTTTTAACATATTCATGATATAGTCTTTGTTATAAACCGAATACTTTCCGCGCATAAAATCGATAAACCCTAAGGTATCCCTGCGTCGTATCATTAAATATTCGTGCTTATTTGAATGGGGATTCCGACGAGCCGCGATGACACCATAACTCGTAATCGGTAGTTTACACTGATGATATAAATGCCCAGGTTTACCACAATTATTACAATATGAATTATCACCCATGTTTTTTACTCTATCTATACAAACTCGTAACACCTACTATAATCTAATACGAAACCTTTATATAGATTTCTCGTATCCTATGCGTTTTGACCCCGCGGTATGGGGAGTCCATTATTGGTTTTTCCTACATTCCGTATCCGAATCCTATCCGAAAACGCCAAACGCGATTACCAAACGAAAATATTATGACCTCATACAGAACTTTCCGCTGTTTCTACCAAATGAAGAAATCGGAAATAAATTTAGTGAAATGCTAGATAAATATCCAGTCACGCCCTATTTAGATAACCGCGATTCTTTTGTGAGGTGGGTCCATTTTATACATAACAAGGTCAATGCGATGTTAGGGAAGCAGGAGATTTCGCTACCTAAAGCGCTCGAACTTTACCGCGAGAATTATCAACCGAGGGCCATCATTCTTTCTGAGAGAATTCATATGCGTAAACATTATATCTATTCTGCTCTCATATTATCGTTGTTGTTCCTTATCTATGTTTACTATTAGGCATAGCCTTGGCCTTGTCCTTGTCCTTGTCCTTAGGCATAGTCATAGGCAACACCTAGTCACTCTTTTCTCTACGTAGTATAGAAACGTGGTAAAAGCAAAACATGCGATTTGAAATCGTGATTTTATTGGTGGCAGGATTCATTATGGCAAATATATACACCGAAGGGAAATATGTGAAAGTTCTCTATTCCTGGAAAAAATATTATCAAATGGCCGGCGTAGCATTCGGTGCTCTCATGTTATATTACTTGTATAAACATAATCCTTTACGTGCCCAACAAATGCTATCCACTACGAACGAATATATTAAATACTTACCGATTGATAAGGGGACATCGAGTATGCTTTCACCCATCTTGGATTTTACGAGTAGGCAAGATTTTGCGAACCGTCAGTATTCGAGTCTAGATGGCATAGGAACGGGTGGAAGTAACCACCCTATCCTTGCTATGCCTCAACCGTCGACCGCGGAAACGAAAATCGTGAACTCGGGTAGGACCTCGAATAAGAGGTCGGTGAGCGAGACAAAGAAGAAATTCGTAGCGGCACGGCAAAATTGGAGATGCCATGATTGTCAGCGCCAATTACCTGCATGGTTTGAAGTCGACCATACCGTGCGACTGGAGCATGGAGGCAGTAATCATATCGATAATCTGACCGCATTATGCAGGGATTGCCACGGTAAAAAAACGGCGATAGAGAACCTGTAAGGTCATTTACGTATTCTTTCGGTTTGAAACAGCAATGTCCACCGACTCCTTCGGAACCCCAGAATAATTATATAGATTTTTCATAAAGAATTCCTGTTATGAAAAATGGTAAGGAACTTTACTACCCGAAGGGCAGGAGGGTCAGAGACCACGAAGTGGTCTCAACCTGGGAGCCGCTTCGCGGCTCTTAGGGGTTTAAGGGGGGTTCCGAAGGAGTCGGCGGTCCCCCCTAGTTTGAAACATAATATGTTATCGGCAATAAAGTATTGCGTCATTCACAAATTATGTAAACATACATAACGTATTTAACCACGAAATCCCTTTTTATGACCCTTGGGAGCAATTTGCTGTTGGCTTTTTGCACCTGTACGTCAGGGTTTTATCCTTTTTTTATGTCCAAACTCCTGTTGATTTTTCTCTATATTGTTGTCATTATAGGATTGGTTTTTGTTATGTTTATTATTTTGAATTATTGTTTCACCATCATTCAAAAAATCATCTAACCTGGCTTTACGCGAAAACGTATTTTCTTGCATTATGTGTAGTATACCTCTATTTTTCTATATCTTAATTGAGAATAATGAATAACCGGAGTTTTACACCATTACGCAAAATTGAATGGTTTTTTGATGCCTTGAAAGTTCTCAACAACCTCATAAACAAACCATGTTTGACTATTCCATTTATGAAAAATCGGACCGTCACCAATTTTCCATGAACAACCCCAAAAAGGTCCTACGCCGAAACCCCATCCCTGACCGATTCTATATCCAGGTGTTTTTGTTACGGCGGTCTGTGAAACTCATGGTTCAGCGCGATATATCATTGGATGACCTATACCTATGTATCTACAATGCCGTATACCCAGAATTTTCGACTTACATGGACGTCATTCCACCGCCTGATGGTAAAGCCATAACACAGGTCCCTATGCTTTACTATTTATCTGTGGCGACTCCGAACGACGAAATCGTACCTGTCCCCATACATAAATTTATCACACTCTCCAGTTTCATGGAGGCACGAAAAGAGTGTTTCAGAAATAGGGCATTTCTAGGTATACCAACATATTCGATGTATGCTTTGGATGAAACCTCATTGTCTGAGTTTATGCATGATAGTAAAACCGAAAAAAAACACAGGTGGTTCATGTGTTTAGGTCGATGAACAGCAGTGTTTTCATTGAATCTTCAAGGTTTAGTGTGGTGTCCCCATAATATATTTTCGCATCCTACTATAGTTAGTGTAACATATACCAGTCCATGACCGGATTTTTTTCCACACTGAAAGAAAAGATAAACGCGTGGTTCACAAAACTATCCACAGATGCAAACTATCAAAGTGTTATACTTAGGTCGTTCGGACTCTTGCTGTTCTTGGTCATTTGTGGATTCGTGCTATATTTCGCATCCATGAACCCCAAAGCAATGGGTTCCGATGCACTTACCTATGCACTATATATCGTCGTTCCTCTTATTGTTCTATTTGCCATATTCTCACCTACCATTCTACGTGAATCCAATATCTTACAATATGGTCTATTGTTCATGTTATCGCTCGGGTTTATCGCCGTAGTCGCCTATTCCTACATAAAATTCACGAGTCAATCCATCGGCGCTATCAATACCATACTTACAGGATTGGTGATGCTCGGCCTTATTTTCGGTCTGGGTCTCTTTTTTTTGGCCGTTGGAAATGTATTAAAACAACAAAAGGGCTGGACAGGGTTTATC